CACCGGTCGTTACTTTTGCCATAAATTACTCCTTTCGCTCGTATGTGAGCCATGTTTCAATTACATATTCGTATATCCCATTTGTATCAGTCCCCACACTTATGGGTTCGTCGCTTCTCATATCGCATTTAATAACTCGGTAATCACCAATTTTCGGCTGCTGCCCGTAAAAAAGAGCATGTATGCTTTGTGCTACACGCTCAGTTTCATCCGGGTTTTTATTCCAATGCACTACGATAGATATGCCTTTTACAGCTGTAGTAGTGTTTTGCAGGCCGCCTACAGCTAACATGCTGCGGTTGCTCGTTAGATTGCGCGCACAGACCGTTTTATCCTTAGATACATCATAGGTACCTATCTTCCAGACATCCGCTGAGACCTGTGTTTTGAGCCAGTCCTTGACGTCTTTTAAAGTCATCATGTGATAAGCCCTCCACTTTCTTGCTTTAAAAACTTACAATAGGTATCGATGACCCACTGTTTGCCCTCTCCATCCAGATAGAAGTCCATCCAGTGATCCTGTGCGTTCGGGTTTTTAGTACGCTGAAACGTAGCGTCATCTAAGTTAAAGTACCATCGGCGCGCATATGGTGTGTCAAATACAATACTTGATACTAGCTCTGTATCAATATGCCCATCATCCACAAAACCGCTACGTTCTAGCTCTCCAATGTCTTTTGGTGCTACACCCCGAGATACAATATCTGACAGTATCGCATGTGCCGTGAGCACGAGGGCTCGCTTTTTTGCTTTGTCAAGCTGTGCCATCGCCTCCCGATTGATTTTGACCTTTACGCTCTTAACTCTCATAATAGATCAATCTCCGTGCTGTAGATAACACCTAGCAGTTTTGGCTTTCGCACAGCGTATATCTGCTTCTTTTCTTCACCGATTTGTACAAAGCCTTGGAAAGCCGTTTTGCCCTCCAAGGCCTGTACATCACCGTGTATGATAAGCATACCGCTGAGGGATATCTGTTTGCTGTCTTTGCCGTATACAATCTTTGACTTTTCGTCGTAGATTGCCAATCCGTCGTAGATAACAGTCTCAATAGGTCCCTGGTCCTCTGTGTCCTGCTCCTGATAGACGACAACGTGTGTCGTGGCCTCCCAATCCGGGAAAGGAAAGGGGCTTACGATTACAACACCAGGCATCTTAGTCCTGTATCCTCTAAAAGATTGACGATTTCCTGTGTAGTGTTGATACCGCCATATGTTACGTTGGCCAGTTCGACCTTAGTGCTGCCCGCGTTATAGCCTTTGACGGGGTTTATGAGCATTGCCCCAAACTGCTTAATATAATCAGCCTGCAGGCAGACAGCACGACTTATGAGCTCTTGCTGATAGGGTGATAGGTTATCAAACCCTTTGCCCTTGATGCGGCCAAAACAAAGGTGGTCGATGCTGTACTCCGCATCTTTTAAGGCCTTGGGTAGCTCGTCTTGTGATATGAGGGTACCGCTGTAATTAGCGGTGTAGTATTCAGGTGTTGCATACATGCTATTCACCTGCTTTCTTTTGTTCCTTTTCATACTCCTTGATTCTTTTCTTTAACTGTTGATTTTCTTTTTCCAAAGCAGCATATTCACTGTATGCGATTTTCTTCTTTGGAGAGTATTCCAGCAGTTTTCCATCCTCCCCATAGATATCGTATCCTTCTTCAAGGTATGCATGCTTCTGCTCTTCGGCAATGGTGTACTCTTTATTGTCTTTTAATGCTTTCATGCTTATCCCTCCGCTTCTGCATTGATGATACATCCCTGTTTCAGCAGATCATCCAGCAATGCGAATGTTCCGTTGAAACGTCTGTTCTGATAAAGGTATTTGTCCGCAGTGCGGCTGTCATGACCTGGTGTAAATGCCTTGATATAAGAGTATTTGACGCGGGATACCTGTGCCTCAGGGTCAATCATGATGTAATTGATTTGTTTTCCTGCACTTGCTACCTGGAAGCCTTCTGTGAAGTCAAAAGCAGTCTTTAAGCGGCTTGCCGGCGCAGTCTTAATAGTGCTGATATCATCCAATGAGCGTACACGACGATCAATATTCTTCGCGCCACCAGATACCTCCAAGGTACGCTGGATGCCTTCTGCGTTTTTCAGTTTAGTTTTAAATGCAGGTGTACAGTACATGATAACACGTTCTAAAGGTACTCCTGCTTCTTCCATTGCCTCGATATTTGCGTCAAAATCAGAAAGGATATTTGCGGTTGTGATCGCTGTATTACTGATTTTTGCACCAACACGTTTTGCCTCTGTGTAGAGCTTAGAGAAGGTGTAACAATCTAATTCAGGAATAGCCTGCGTCTTCTCAAAACGTGATTGAATGTTTGCTAAGGAAACAATCTGATTCGTTTCGTCAACATCCATAGGGTCAATCGCGAATTCGATATCGCGATCATGGTCCAATGTCTTTGTTTCAAAGTCGTTACCATAAGAACCTGTGTTAAATGATAACGTCTTACGATTGTGATCTTTATAACCGGATACTGTGATTTTTGGTAATCGGATATCTTTTGTATTGATAATCTGAATGTCCTGATTTGTATTATACAACTCATTAGACATTAGCAAGTGCCCGTACATTTCAATGATACGTGGCCAAAATTGCGTTACATAATTTAATTCTGCCATTTATATAGCCCTCCTATTTTTTCTTAACTCCGAAAATATTGTCAAGTTGATCATCGACACCATTTCCGCCTGCAGTGCCTTGATTCCCTCCACCAATCTGCTGGAATCCTCCTGCTTGTGTTGTGGACTTGAAATCAGGGAATGCCTTTAAAACTGTTTCAATGGCCGTTTTGATGTTGTCATCGTTCAGCGTACCATCTTCTTTTGTTGCGTTTGCACGGTCTACAAGCTTACTTAAAAATGGTACTTTTTCAGCCTGCACTCCTAGCGTCCCTGCTAATTCTGCAACTTTCGCATCAATCTGTGAGTTCAGGATTTGTGCTTTCAGTTGTGCATTTTCCTGCTGCATAGTCTGGATACGCTGCGCCTCTTCCTGCTGCTTCGTTGCCTGCGCCTGCTTATATTGATTCATTGCTTCACTGGCCTGTTCTGGTGTCAATCCCTGCTGTTTAAAATATCCTTGTAGCACCTTGTCTTCTGTTCCAGCTGAACGTTTTGAAACAACTTCCGCAAGCTTGTCATAATCAATCTGTTGTGTGGCTGTCACTTGCGCTCCTGCTTGCGCCCCGGTATCGCCACCTTCTCCGCCGCTTCCATCTTCTGCAAAAAGCTGAATATTCAACGGATATCTTAGGTAATTTCTCATTTTTAATTTCCTCCTGTTTATTCGGGTGTGCTCCCCTATCCTTTCGGACATGCACCTTTTAAAGCCTTGTCATGGTTGGGCATAAAAAAGCAAACTATTTACGTCCGCCTTTACCTTTCTTTTTACAAGACATGTTAATCACCTCCTTAACTCTATACCGTCCTTCACTTCAAATGCTTACCAAAATACGGTAGTTTGCGCTTGGGTGGGTCTTTCACGTGCCTTACCTCTCTTTCCGTTCTTCCGCAAAAAATGCAGGAACGCTTTATTTTCAACGTCCTGCACATCAATCTTTTATCATGATACTGGTCTTCTACTGTCTCACAAAAGCTATGCATGCACATTTCTTTTACCAGCTTCTTTTATTTTCTTGTGATAATGTGCTTGCATGCGAAATAAATCATCACTTTCATCATCATGTGTTTTATAGTACTCATCAATCTTGTAATCAAGTTCCTGCACAATCTTTTGCTGCTTCCTATTTGCCTTTTTCACGATGTTCCTCCACTAAAAAAGCACCCAGTTTATGAGTGCTCGTTTGCTGCTTCTCTAATTCTTTTTAAATACTCTTGCTCCATGACTCTAAGAGGGAGGTATAGATCACCATTAGGCCACTTCTGCTTTTCTTCTTCGGGGACATTGTCATAAAACTCATCAGTTTTACGCTGTAATTCGTCCCAAAGCTCTTGCTGCTTTTTATTCAACTTTTGTTTTGGCATATCTAACATATCCCTCCCTATCTAACAGCTCAAAGGCTAGATCTCCAAAATCAATAAATTCAGCAAATATATCCACGTCCATGCTCGCTCTTAACTTTATATCCCGATATGATACCTCACTGAGGTCCTTTAGTACCTCTACTTCATAGCGCGTATTGCCATAAGTAGCTCGCAGCCGTTTAATCTCTGTTCCGAAATTCTGCAGAAATGCAAAATCGTCCTCCTGAAAGCTATTGCTTGGCTCTCCGGTGATAACGGGATGATTATGCAGCAACGTTGCGTTTTTCAGTATTGCATCTTCAAAGGCTACAGCTGCCTCTTTACCTACATATTTTAAGACCTTGCCATCCTCTTGAATGACATAAGCATTCTCAACCGGTAAATCCTTTATTTCATTTTCGTACTTTTCGATGTACTTGTCAATCTCTGAGGGGGTAATTGACTCGACGTATTTACCTTTAGACTTGGCAGCGGCGCCGCCCGTCCCATTGCCAAGCTTCACAGAAGTACCGTGCACTTTCTCCTTGCGTTGGCTGCGCTTAAATTCAGGATGTGCATCCAGAAAGTCTCTAAGATTTTTCTGTGCCTGCCTTAGACCAGCTCTTGCCTCTTTCCGGTCTTCGTCCTCCACAGTTCCAGCAAGTATCCTTTTACGTTTTCTGATTTCTCGTTCCAGCTTTCGCTGCCGCTGCTCATAGTTGTAATTTTCTAGGGCTATTTTTGGGTCTTGCGGTTTTGGCAGCCTTGTCACGCCCTCAAAGTACGTAGCAAGCGTGTGCCTGCAATTTGGGTGCAGAAGTCCTGCCTTAATAGCATCGGACAGCAGCTTATACTTCTCTTTGTATTTTGCAATGTATTCATCATTGGGATGGCTAAAAACATCATCAATGAGTATTTGTCCCTGCCAAGGCAAACAAAGCTTACAGGCGTTCGCATGGGCTGATACAAAGACCAGATGCACACCTAACTCGTCACGCTTGCTGCCCTCACCGAGTAATGTTGCTCTATGGCTCGCTGTGCGCAATGCCATTTCCGCATAGTCTGCAATATTCACGTATCTTATAATCTCGCCGTTTTTATCTTTATAGGCTATACAGTTAACGCCCTTGGCAAGAAAATCCTCTGTAGCCTTATCGATTGCCTTACCAAGTGATATAGCCCCGCTGGACAGCTGAAACTCAGTCTTAAAGATTGTTTGACGGTACACGTCATCCATCTTGCGATATACAGCTTGTTGCACATCCTCAAAGTCATTTTTTGTTGATTTGATCAGTGCGTCAAGCTTTTTCTTGTTCATGCTGAAAAACTGTTTTTCCTGTGGAGGTTCTTCGCCAGGCAGAGCAGTGCTGACTCCATCCTGCGGCAGTTTAATATCAGCTTTACGCTCTCCTACGCTAAAGTGATTACGTAAGACCTGCTCAATCGCTGCGCTGATTCGCTTTTTAAACCTGTATATGACGCTGGTTGTCTCCTTGCGGTACTCCTGCAAGTTACGCAGTTTAGCCTTTTGCCACATTTCCCAGCTAAATCCGTGCGCCTGTTCTTCAACTTTATGATTGATAAAGTTACGGCGCAGTGATGCCACGAGCTCCATCTCCATTTCCTTGAAGATATCCCTCAGTGCATATGGATCTTTCACTTTCTTTGCCATTATTCACCTTCATAATCTTCTGGTGTAGGTATCGTACCGCCTAAATCATCAAACTCTGATATAACAGGCTCTTGAGTTTCCATGACGCCATTTTCAATACGTAGCCGCTTTATTTCTTCTGCTTTCCATTCCTCATCTTTACTATCACCATACATTTCATCAACCGATGCCTCAACTGACATAATGACTTTGCCTGGTCTTGCTTTAGCAACAGTTTCCACAGTCGCTTCAAACGATGGACTTGCATATTCCCCGAAATTAACTGTAACATCGACATCGTTACCACTCGAATTTTTTGTGTAAGTATCAAATGCCTTGATAACGCAGTTTATTACCTCAGGAAGTGTTTTTTGTATCGCTTCAATGATGATATTTCTTGTATACAACGTGGTTTTTTCTTTTTCTCTCTGTGCTTCCGCATTATCCATCTTTTTTGTATCAATACCTAATGTAGATGGTGATATAACTCCCTGCAAACAGAGGTCTAGGAAAGAAATATAAGATTGTAGATAATTCTCAGAAGGGATGACAGGTTGCGTGACATTGATTTGATTTTCACCTTTTTCCTTCATGTTGCCTTCTATCATCAGGAATCTATCATCATATTGATTGAATTGCAGCATCTGCCCTGTTTCTGGATCACGAGGAATAAGCGCCTCCGGAATATATTGCTTTGTCCTGGCGGCTCTTACAGCATCTACCCACTGGCTGATAATCTCATCCAGCCCGTCAAAGGATGATGTTTTCTTATCAAAAATACTTTCTCCGCGATTCTCCCACTTTGTGCTATCCTTAATCTTGAACGGTACAGCCATTGCAAATCGACCGTAGACTTCATTTTCACCTTTTTCATCCGGCAATTTATAGCCAGCGAAGGCAACATCAATAATGTTAGCTGTTTGAGGGATAGTTGATAATGGCAAAGGATCATCCATGCCCCATTCTGTTAAAACATTTTTGATGTACCCCTTGCCGTAGTGCTCGTAATGAACATAACGCTTGTGTGCGTGCTTATATTCAGTCTTGAATACACATTCCGCAAAACGGCCACGTTCATAGACGATTTCCACCTTATCCCCAGGAACAAACTCTATAATTGGATATTGTGTAAGCTTCTTATCAAATGAGATTTTAAAAGCGCCGTCACCAATGAACAGCGCTTCTTTAATTGCCTTACGTAAAACCTCATTGAAATTGTTATCTTTGCTGATGTTATCCCAATCTATTTGCCGCGCCTCGACCTCGATGCCATTTAAATCGCGTATTACGATATCAGTAAGGACCTGCACCATCAACGAAGGAAGACCTGAATGAATCTTGCGTATCTTTATACGGGGGCTCGCTGCCCAGAAGTATGAATTGTCGCGCTCTAGTTGTTTGTAAAACTCATCAAGTTCTTCTGGATCGCCTCGCATCCATATACGATTTTTTATCGCATTAGACTCAAAGTTAAATGTTTCATTCAGATAATAAATGTTTTTCTGCGCAGGTGTGATATCGAGCCATGCTCTTATCACGTTCTTTGCTTTATTAAATAGTTTCATTGCCCACCTCCTATGGATCGGATGTCTTGATATACTGCACAAATGGCAGCCATCCATACTGACCAGCATTGATTGTATGGTCATTTCTATCTTCTGGCTCGTATTTATCTTCCTGCCAACTGTAAACCTCCAGCTCTCTGATGTGATGTACGCAGTCATCAACAACTAGATAATCACCATGATATATCCACCCTTGCTGCATATGGATACGGTCAATGATGGTTGTTTCTTTCCATGCGTCGTTAAATGTATAAATACACGGGTGAGTCCGCTTATATTTGTATAACTCTGTCAGCGTAGCTTGGTCTGCGCAGTCAACAAATACATTTTTTGCAAATCCCCAATCCTCCCTGTTTCTGTCAAGAAAGTCTATAAGTCTTCTTACAACATCACTTGGCGCAAGCGGTGTATTCAGATCAGCGTTGTTGTATACTTCCTCGTTTAGTATGATGACCTTACCGCATGTTGTAATGCCGATGAACAATAAAGCAATGGTATCCGGACTATTCGCTGAGTACGATGTATCAACGCCAACAGTAAAATACCGATACGTATATTTCTTCGCATCGGCTTTTGATATGACATTTTTACTTCTACTGAAATTCGGGAATACAAGCCCTGTAGCACGACCACGTAGACCAAGAATCTTATTCTTATACATTTTCGTGCCAGGTGCCACTGCCTTTTTCTTTCGCTCAATAGCTTCCTGTGACAATGCAGCATTGTCGTTGAAATTGAAATACCAGTGTACCCACCCTTTTTCTGCAGGCTGATTCAGCATATACAATAATTCCTCTGGATAATCTTTTCTGTATTTTTTCAGAGGTCGTGACCTGTTAAGAAACTCATCATATACAGGAAGAGAAGGATCATCAGGGTTTGAAGTCGTCATCATGTAAACACAGCGGTGGGATATCTCACGCAAAAACTCCATATCAGCAATGTTTACCTCATCAACATACACACATCCTACTTGACCACCAAGCACTTTCTGCCACCGCTTTTTATTGTCATATCCACATATGTAAATGATCTTAGTGCCTTTGTTTGTTTGATACTCAATATGAGGCAATCTGATTTTACGTTTACCGGATGGATAGTACTCTGCTACTCCGTCGAATTGATCGAGCAGCATCCGCTCTCCATTTATGACGTTTTTTTCCACTGTACCTAGATCAGCACCAGCGATAACATGAAACCTTATGCCGCTATTTGCAACCTTACACATGAATTTGAAAATGCCGACGGTTGTTTTACCACAGGCTGTAACACCTTCCAGAAATTCTCGCTCAGTGTCTAAGCGAAGGAAATCCTTGAACTTAGGCGATAGTAATAACATTGGTTGTGTCATACGTCATCATCTCCAAGTGGTTGCATTTGATCTACAATACCAGTGATAGCATCCATTTTGTTCTGTACGCTCTCATCAGGAATATCATTGCTATCTGCTTTCAACTTATCCGTCTGTGCTCTTAACTGCTCGATCTGTGCTTTCTGCAAGTCTGTAGCCCATCCCATATGGTCAGATAGCCATTGCAACGCCTTCATGCGGTCCGGAAGCTTAATAGATGCGCCATCCTTCCCCTGCTTGACTTCGCCTATGAGAGTACCGTCTACAGTTGTGTGATGTCGGAAGTGTACGAAGTTCTTGCTCACAACATCCCCGCTGTCTGCATCAATTTGATCAGAACCAAATTCAAGGAAATCTGTTATGTCCGCAAAGGCAATATCCATGTACTTCTGGAAGATATCTTCTTTTGTGAGCATGGACCGTGCATAGCGCTCTTTTTTGAGCCGCATGATTTCATCTTTTATCTTTGGGTTTCCTAGGGTCTTGCTTCCTTCACACATTGCTGTTTGATATGAGCAATCATATGCTTTCTTGTACGCTGATGTTGCGTTGAATGACTTTGAGTAATACAAACAAAAAAGGCGCTGTTTCTCGGTCAGTTCTTCATTGTTCAGTGTTTCTATTTCCTCCGGCAGCAACTCTGTTTCAGGCGGCCCTTTGTCTTTATCTGCATCTGCAACCAAAGTTGCAACTTTTTTCTTGTTTGGTTGCAACTTTTCTTTCTTCCATGCTCTGGATGCTAATGACTTTATAGAGGATTCTTTTATACCGGTTATCTCAGATATTTCTCGGTACTTCTTGCCTTGCAGCCATAGCTCTTTTGCCTGCTGCTTGGTTTCTTCATCAATAACCGCCATATGATCTCTCCTTTCATTTCGCTTTATTATAATTCCAATGACTGCTTGTACTGTATCCTACTGTGTTTTCAGTCCGCCTGCGTGCGTTTTCTGCGTCCAGTGCCTTACGCTCTGCCTTATACCATTCGCACGCTCCGTGGCATCCTGGATGGCGTTTAGGGCAGTCTTTACATACTGTAATCATAAACTACACCTCTATTTCACCAGACATTAGCTTTTCAAGCAGTACGTCTCTCAACTCGGCTAAAAGTATATTTTGCTTGTTGTTAAGATACATAATATGAGCTTTCCAACTGTTGATAATCTGCATAATCAACTCTGATGCAATCTCCTTGTCTTGCTGTTCGATCTTGATTTCGTTTTTATTCTTGCTGACACGTATAAAGTGTTCTTCGTCAACTGCTATTCCTAGATGTTTGACTGATTCATTCCATTCTCGCATCATCTTATTACTTCGTTCTTGCAATTCGTATATATCATACATGCCGATGCCTTTCGCAAGTGATTCATTGATTGTAATTTTGGTTACATTCTTGTCTCTTACATTATTATTTATGTCATTGACAATATCTTTGATATCACGGTGGATTGTTTTATATGCAATGTCTATATATCTGCTTGGCATCAATATGTAATCCAATGATTCGATGTCTTTTTATAGATGGGTGACTATAAAATTCTGTAATCGGATCAGCGGCTTTTATGGCATCCAGACATCGCTTGATGTTATTTGGAGTAAAGACATTGAACTCTTTTTTATACACTCTGTTTGTGTGCGAATTACTGCCGTATTGCCCTTTTTGTTCTCTTACTTCCTGTGCGCATTGTTGGCGCATGTCAACCATATGCACTTTGTTGCCTTTTCTCTTTTTGTCCAGGATAACGATACACGTAGGTATGGATGTTGACACAAACATTCTATCTGGCAAGGTAATAACCGTATCTATGATATTACCGTTTACCATCTCTTTTCGGATACCTTGTTCTGGTCCTCCTGCACTTAATACTCCATTTGGCAGTATAAAAGCGCATCGTTCTGCCTTGTTTAATGCGTTTAGCATAAAAGCATAATTCGCGTTGTTTTCTGGCGGTACTCCATACTCCGCAAATCTATTGTCGAATGCCGCGAACATTGGATGCTGCCATTTGATGTTATATGGCGGATTACTGATGCATCCGCTTATGTTACTGTAATCGACATCGAGACGGTCTATTTCTGATACCATCGAAAACCTTTCACCTTTTGTTAATTTATAACAGTGGTATGTCTCGTCAGCTAAAATATCCTTTCGCACTACATATCCTTTGATATTCCGCACCGACAAATTAAACAATAGATACGGCATGACATTTTCGTCCAATTCTTCACAGATAAATTCTGTATCCGGATGTTGCGACCAATACTGTATTGTCAACGATCCGCTTCCTGCGCATTGATCATATACTTTGCTGCATTCACCCAATAACTGGCATAATAAAACACCGATTGTTTTCGGTGTGTAGTCTTGTTTCTTATCTTCTCTGTCTGCCTCGTAGTATTGGTATATCATTTGCAGCCAATCTGTTTTTAAATCACCTACAATATCCACGAATGACTTATGGTATTTGAAATCGTTGTTTATTGAAACATCTATAAGACGATCAGTTAGTTGCTTTGTGTCATTGGCATTAAAAAGCGTTTTGATTTTATTCAATAATTCCGTTAGTTCCATGTCATCATTCCTTTCGGGTATATAAAAAGCACGTTTTCTCCTGTATCCCTTATAACGGGCAGTTCTACGTGCTTTGTTTAACAGGCTCTCGGTTAATAGCATACGTCTATGCATCCTTGGCCTCTATAGAGTTATCTGTGCCACATTGTTAAGAGGTGCGATAACTACGTTTTGATTTAAACGGCTGATGAACGCAAGATAATACCTTTTAACATCATTTAATGGCAATCCTTTGCACTTGCCAACCGTGTATTTTCATTGGAGCCAAGGCGTAGATTGAACCACGCAGGGATGCGGTTTACGTACGTCTATTGACACATCCTTCGGCATACTGTTCTCGGCATGTCAGCAAATCTCAGGAGCATGGTGTTCTCAGGCTTATACCCTACTCCCACTCAGGAACCATACTTACCCCTTCGTAATTTGCTTTTTTTGGTTATTCCGCCACCAGGGCAACCAATATATCTAACAGGTGTTCTCATTAGTATGAGGTCCTTCTCTGTTTCGATATCAATTTATAGCGCCTTTTTTATGTCCCCCTACATGAGTGCGCTATCTCATCATTGACCAACTCGTTTCCTGCTGGTTTGCCAAGCTCATTTCGTCAGCCCAGGCCCTTAAAACGCCTATCTCATTGTTTTTTAAGGATATTTGCATAGATAGGAAGATTACTTACCCTAATCTACAGGCGATATATGGATGGGGGGAATCGTCTGTAGATTACGGCAGGCATCCGAAGACGCCCCGTAAGTAAACTGTAAGGGAGAAAGTGAGTTGCAGTGTATACCTGTTCCTCGATTACGATTATACACCTAAACCATGTGGGCTCGAGCACCAACTTTCATAAATTTCATTTAATTTTCTTTGAACGCTGCTTCTGCTCATATTTACATCAGTCGCCGCTTCCTGATGTGTCATTCTCACACAGTATACATTAGTCAGAATTTTATATTCAACAGGTGGTAATGACTGTATAAATTCATTCAATCCAAGGTATGCGCGTTCTCCTTCTAATGCCTCAATTTCTTGTTTTATCGACGTATAATCGAGCTTTAGTTCTGCTTCTGGAGGATGGTGTGGCCCGTTTCCATAACATCCCATGTTGTTTGCAGCTTTCCTGATATCATCATTCATAGCTAGTTCCTGTTCTATTTCAAAATACCGGTGTTCTTTTTGCGTAATTTCTCTTGTGTATGATCCATACAGCTTCAATTTCAATTTTAATCGTTTGATTTCCTCTTCCTTTGTGGCCATTCATTCACCCCTTGTCATGCTCATTTATTACGCATATCATCATAAAGGTAAAATACAGCATTACCACTAGCGCTATATCAATCATGCGTATACCTCTTCCAGGTATTCCTGCAGCTCTTTTATTGTCTCGAACAGCAGCATGAGATTCTCTTCATGGAGGATGTACACCGTCCCTTTACTTGACATGTAGCCTGTCTCGATTTCAACGTTGTACGCTTTCTCTAAGGCTTTTCTCTGCATCCTTAAACCTCCTTACTGCCATCCGGATAAAATACCACAACCTGCTGTTTGTATGTATACGTCCGTCTATGCTATTGTATTTTTTCATTTGTTACATCACCTTCCGCTTCTTAGCATACAAAACAATAATTCCGTAATAGACTTTTTGCGGTTCTTCCTCATCGCCTCTTTGATTTTATACAGTTTCCAATTTGTGACAGTTCCTTGAAACTCCGTTGGATTCTCAAACTCCCCGTAGATATCTTCATTCTTTCTTCCGAGCGCAGACGGTACTGGAACCAGCACTCCGATATCGTGCGGTATGTCATGAATGACTTTCTTGTATAACTCCATCGGCATTACAAGATAGTTTTCTTCTCCTATGTAGTTCTGGCCATGTCCGCTTTTAAAATCACTCAGGCAGCTTTTTATCTCATAGCAGATAAAGATGCCTTTTTCTAAGCCGCTGATACTCATTTGATTTGGTGGTATAAACTGCATATAGTCTACTCTGCACATATCCTTTGTGCCATAATCTATGGTAACCTCACTAGCATAGTATTTACCGACACCGGTAAACCTTTGCTGATAAAGGATATCGCCTAACAGTATAGTAATCTCCTTGCGCGTCATTGCTGCACCTCCCTGCGGTAAAAACGATTTTCTTCATATACATCCGTCATAAAGTTTTGACATTCTCTATCTGGCATTTCCCATTGAAATTCGATTTCTTTTTCTTTTGCACAATTTATTCTCTTTTCATAAATCAAATTATAGATTTTATTTTTATCATCCCACACCCACATACCTTCTTCCAAATCTTCAAATTTTAGAGGCTGATTGTCAAAATGTTCATTTATTAGTTGTTCTAAGTAGTTATCGCAATTATTAACTTCATCGATATTCTCTTCTCTGCAATTGCATGAGGTATATGCTAAACCTCTCATTCTGTTTTTAGCAATCATACAGTTCTTTTTAGTTAATTCCATCTTACACCTCCTAAAATGGCAGATCATCACTGGCGATATCCAGTGTGCTACTTGTCTCGTATGGCTCCTGATAGCCCTGATTGCTTCTCTGCTCATAGTCAGGTACATAGGCATTGCTGTTCGCATTGCTTGCAGCTGCGCTTTTGCTTTCCAGAAACTGTACGCTGTCTGCGACAACTTCCGTTACATAAACACGTTTACCGTCTTTATCATCATAGCTGCGTGTCTGGATTCTTCCTTCCACGCCGACCAGTGAGCCTTTATGTGTATACTGCGCTACGATATCCGCTGTTTTATTCCATGCTACCGTGTTGATGAAGTCAGCTTCCGGCTGACCATCCTGTTTGAAACGACGGGTGCAGGCTACTGTGAAGCTTGTAACGCTGACACCGTTTGCAGTTTTACGCAGCACTGGGTCTTTTGTGAGCCTGCCGACTAATACCACTCTGTTGATCATAAGCTCACAACCTCGACGTAATCGTCCTTATTGTTGTTGAGATATTCCATCAATGACTCGACGTCTTCGTCTTCAACATCTTCATATTTTTCATCATACACGATATCAAAAATAATCATACTAAGTTGTCCATATGTTAGTTTCATTTACTCTCCTTCATGCAATGCTCTTATTGCCTTCTTAACTTCGTCAAGTGCCACGTACTCTTTATCATTAACAGTGACAAGGACATTTTCCAGACCGCACTTTTTGAGTATATCTTCAATTTTTACTATGGCATGACCTGCTATTACTGACTGTTTCATCGCTAAATCTCCAGCGCCAGATTAACATCCGAGAGCATCAACTTTTTTGACTTATTGTAATACTCTTTTTTTATCTCAAACCCATAACAACTGCGGTTTAATTCTGCGCACGCTCTTAACGTTGACCCGCTGCCTGTTACCGGATCAATCACCACATCACCGATATCAGTGTAAATCTGGATGAGTTGTTTTAATAAAGGGATTGGTTTTTGTGTTGGATGTATTTTAGGATAATTACCGCCTCTATCCCATTCAAACCAATCAAGAATCATGCGTCCGTTATTGTTAAACTTCGGCAGTTTATCACGGTACAGCACAATCGCTGTTTCTGTTGCTCCACATACTCGCATGTTAGCCTTTAGCACCTGCGACGATGATTTTTTTACGAAAAATAATGGCTGGGCATGTTTGAATCCAAATCCTTTTGCGTACTCCCTTATCTCATTAAGCTGCTGCCAAGAACAGAAAATAATCATGCAAGGCGCCTTCCCGGTTTCTTTAGGTTCTTTTTTTAATAATCGTACACAGAACTGGAAGAAATTATAAATCTTGAAATCATCATCTGTATCAAAGAAGGCTTTTCCTGCTTTGCTGCTCTCGCCGTTTTTGTTATCGCCGTCAATATACCAGTCTGAACGCGATCCGTATGCGTTTGTCCCTATGTTGTATGGTATATCAGCTATTATCAGCTGTGCTCTTGGTATCTGGTATCGTTTGGCGTTTTCAAAATGGTCGTTATATAATTCTATTTTCAATTCTTACACCTCTCTCTAAAAAAGCTGTAACTGTGTTTTATTCCTTACCAAACAAAACAATAGCTACATTGTCTTTTGCTACTCTGCAGTATTGCTCCCACAATCTATCAAACGGAATAACAACATCCCATTCACATTTCGTTGTACCGTAAGGGACAGTATCATGTTAATACTTTTGTCTGGAATATCTTTCATTACTTCCAGATAATCCCCATGTTTGATATAGCTTTCCATTTTACCTCCCTTAAAATAAACATAATTGCTCATGTAGTGCTCTATTTTTATGCAACGTTTGACCGCTGTAAAATTTTACAAGCTCATCGTGCTTACTTGTCAAACATGATTCATACATTTCATCGTTTATTTTGTAAGTCTCATATTCATGACCTGCCTCGATTTCTGCTTTATCGGACGGTATCAACATAAGCGTATACGTTCTTGAATCAGCCATATAAGCAGCTGCTTTGTCTACCCGCTTCACGTACTTATCGGCTGGCACAACATCAATTACTCTGCCATCCATGCAGTATGCTTTCACTTTTTAATTACCATCTTAATGCCTAATGCGTGCATAGTAGCAAACATCACATCGACCGGCATCCTGTTTTTATACGATAAATAATTGTTCATTGAGTGATAACCAACAGCCACTATTTTTGCAAGTTTACGGTTGCTGATGTTTAACTCACCTTGACGTCTTATGATGATATCCAGGATGTTATCGTAAGTTGTCATATTTTTATTAACCACTTATCTCTCTCCTCCCTCGTCATAAACTGTTTCTGAGCTCTTCAATTTTCCTGTCGAATTCTTCCTCATCAAATTCAGGATCAGTTTTAATTAAATCTTGATTATCCCACCATGCAGGCAGCTGCTTTTCATTGGAGCTCATTTTGCTAGAATTGTTAGTATAGTTACCGTCAAGTATCTTTGCTAAGTTTGTATCCTTTAGCATCCAGTCAAATGTCGCTGACCAGTTACGATTGTTTGCTCCCTTTAAAAAATCGCTCTGCTCTGCCAGTGTGAAGGCCTTTTGTAAATCGTCTGCTGTGTAAGTCTTAAGTCTTGCCTTGATGGCTTTTTTACGAGCATCAGATAATTTTGTAAGGCGCGGGAACGACACGCAAGTGTTGTTATACATATCAGCGATTTGCTGATAACATATATCTTCTTTCTTTTCATTCTTATCATTCTTGTTTGTGTTCAACTGTTGTTCATCTGATGTTCGATTGTTGTTCAATTGTTGTTCATTTGATGTTCGCCGTCCTTGGTATTTATCCCAATTTAATACGGTAATCAAGGAGTATTTGTTAGTCTTTTTGATGTTCAACATTTCCATTTTTTCAAACAAACTCAACCATCTAAACAACGTAAGTCCATCAACACGTCGGTCTTTCTTTACATCGCGATTAAAATCGTCAGAAAGAGCTGCTCTGCCTGTGATAAATTGCCCCGCTTTTAGCTCTATGATTTGATTACCTACCACCTGCGTTTTTTCGTCATGTGTCGCTTTCATCAGACACATAAGCCATAGCTTTAGTTTGTCCGAATCAGCCCACACAGGGGTATCCGTAATTTGTCTGTATAGCTTTATGTATCCTTGTTTTGACACATTTCCTCTCCTTTAAAAATTAGCTTTCTGTGACAAGAATCTCGCACTTGCTGTTGTCTATCTCAATTCGTGTTTCATCTGTGTTAGCACTCGCGTCGCTTATTTCAATGCTTATCGTATACTCTTTGAGCAAATTTTCTGGCACACATCGTTCTACGATGTTTTTCATTTCTTCCCAATTCATTTTATGTCTCCTTTATCTCAATACCCTTTAATTCCGCCATTAGGCGCCGCTTTATGCGGTATACAGGCGTTTTAACTCCTTTGGCATCCTCCACTATCAGCTGACCGTTTCCGTCGTTATACGTAAAGTCTGCTATGTATCTAATAGGCATACCGTACTTGCTCTTGGGTATTAACCAAACGGTACCTGCAGGCGGAGGTTTGTTATCTCCCCTGCCTGCTCCAGTAGCCATAATTCTAGGTATCTTGATGCCTCGTGTTTTGATGCGAAGGTTATCCCGTCCACCTCTGTTTTAACAGCTCCGTATTTGCTCTTTTTGGGCTTTGTGGGCGGTGTTTGTGCTGAGGTATACTTTCGTCCGTCTGGGTAGTTAATCATCACCAAACAACTTTAATTCGCCTTTTTTGATAAAATATTCCATTTTCTTATCAATGGCAAAAGGTGATAAGTGATTCTCTTGTATGAATACCTCATTGCCTATCGTGTGACACTTTATATGACATCCCCTGCACAAAGGCAAGGCGCGTTTACCAACATGCGATATCTTATGACGGTTGTTTCCTGCACCAACCGCATCAACATGGTGTATATCGGCATGTTTCCCACATATTACGCATCTTCTTTTTAAAGCTAATGCATATGATTGCTTTTCGTCGAATGTATATTCGTAGTCCGTAATAATCTTCTTAGCAAACGGTATCTCGTTATATATGCAGTAGTCAATAATGGCCCGTATTAAGCCGTTTGCGTAGGTCATGCTGCAGGAAGACAGACTTTCCACTTCTATTTCCATTACTGATGCATACTGTTGTTGTAATTCCATTCTCACCCATTCCGAATCATAGCCCGTATATCGTGCTATCTCTCCGCATAAAGCGAAGATAAAACGCCTTTGTTTATCTGTTATATGCCGTCTGTCAATGAGCTTTATATCAACTTCCAGCGTATCTCCACAATCAAGAAACATTTCATCCGTTTGTTTTAATGCAACGGCATCTATGCAATAGACACCGTTGCGCTTATACAACTTGCTCATCGCTTAGAAAGGAAGATCATCATCCCTTATATCTAGATGACTTGCATATGCCTGCTGTGGTGTAAATCCGCCAGAAGGTGCGCTTGTCTTTTTCAGCAGCTTGTCTTCTGGAATTGTCACATTGTCAATTTCGGAGATAGCCCTCACATACATACACTTAGTAGAGAATTTCGATTCTCCTTTATCATTCAGATATTCTTCCCTACCGAATACGCCACAGAATTTCTTCCCTTTCAAGCTTCCTTCATCCCAAGACCATACGTATCCAGGATTAGATTCCAGTATCCGGTTGATGAAAGCTTTGAAATATGGATTTGATTGTTCTGTTCCATACCCCTGATAATATGTACCTCTCCACTTTGCATTCGGATCTTTCTTTCTGTCCACTGCCAGCATCGCATCATAATAACCTGGTTGCTTATCTTCTGGTGCGAAGTCGTATGCTATAACGAGCATCTTGTTTCCACTTTTCGATACTTCTGTGCGTGCGCCAACGATTATACATATGTGTCCACCTAGCTCAATTTTTTCAAAACTTCCTGCTTCTTCTAATTCATTCCATCCGTTGATTGGTTCCATTTTATCCTCCTATTTAACTGTTAATGACGTTTTCTCTACTAAACTACAGCCGGGCACGTCGATGCCTTGTTTCAGTGCTGCACCGATTTCTTTCTTCATTGGTGATGTTTCTGTTTTCACTTTTAAATACTCCTTAGGTACGAGAATTTCTGCATCAATAGAAACTGATTTTGTGTTTCTCGTACTTATGGTGTTTCTTGCGGTAGCAAGTTTCTTTTTACCACGCATCATCATCGCATTTAACAAGTATTTTTCCAAATGATCGACTCGCTTCTGGTCTGAATCATTTTTCATTTTAAGAGCATCGATTTCTTCTTTTCTTGCCTTGATCAGTGCCTTCACCTCTTTAATCAAACAGCCGATATTATCAGCTTTTACTTCAAATTCTTCTTTGATTGCATCCAATTCCTCATCTGTAAACAGGATTTCTCCTGTTTCTGGATCAATTCTTTCAAACAGCTGCAAGTATGCTGCATTGATTTCATATAAACTTCTCGTCATGTCAATACTCCTCCAATACTTTGATAACTTCCATAATGTCGTTGTCGATTTCGTCCTCTTCAAATGCTCCCATAGGCGTTTTTGCTGTACTGTTCTTGGCATGTGTCTCAAATACATAGCGTCCACCTGCAGCTTTTGCATTAAGAATGGTTGTGAATTTGCTTTCAAGACAGATTTTGTCAATCTTTTTCCCACTTGTTTTGATGCGAGTAAACATATAACCGCTATCGTCACGTTCTGTCTGCGTATGCGCCGTAAATATGATATTGAGGTCATCTCGTAGTGTAGGGGCGGTATCCACCATATTCCATATACACTGTGCGAGGTCCATCCACTTGTCATAGCCTTTTTCTTTGCATCTGCGCATTTCATCGCCCACCATGATGCCATTGATTGTATCAATGACTACATATTTAATTTCTGGACGCTTGTCACTGATTTTGACAAGCATACGCATAATCTTGTCTGCATCATCACTTGCCATATAATTCTTGTTTTCCACGTTAAACTCATTACGCCAGCCTTTCCAGCTGAGACCTTTTTTATCACAGTCGACATAAACGGTTTCTTCCGGCGGAAGATTACGCATCGCAGTTGTTTTACCACTTCCGCTCTCTCCCATGATACATATTACTTTGCTCATTGGTTTCCCTCCTTGCTCAAGTGTTTGATATATCCGATCAATGCTTTCGATTTCTGCGCTGCGTTTTCTTCATCTAAATAAACGCAATGATTTTCGTTCGCATCCTTGCGTGTACTCCATTTGTCAAAGTAAATACATACGGATACACTGCCGACGTGTGGACTATAATTCACAAAAACATCGTGCCTTTTACATCCATATGCAACTTGTATGAGTTCGCCCAATAATTTAGCTATTGTTTTCATTTTCTTTCCACTGCTGTTTCCTTTCTTTCTTCTTCCTCGGCTTCCGCCTGCAGGTCTGCCAGTTCCTCAGCTGCCGGCTCCCACTCTTCGTCATAATGTTCTGGGTCCATGTGGTTATAGATGGTTTTCATGATGCTTCTCCAGTAAAACAATCGGGTCGCATATAACTCCCATACGCAGAGTGTTGTACATGCTGATAACCAGATATATAGTTAATGCTGCATGACCGATTACTATGTATTCCCACATCATTAGTCCTCCAGCTCATCTGCATGTTCTCTCAGCCACACTTCTGCTCTCTGTGCCATGAGGTTAATTTCCCTTGCGCGATGGCGGTTCTCATTTATGTAGTGTTCTACCTCTGACGCTGTTTGCGGTAACCAATATCCTTTATCTGACGATGAGGACATGACCGGTATTCCTTCGCAGCGCAGGTCTTCAATGATTAATCTGTTTGTGCGATCATCCATACCGGTTATTTGTTTTAACATCGGTCTGGATATTGCGTTATCTTTACCCTTACGGAGTATCATTCGTACTTGATTTTTGGCAAAGATATACGGTGTTTCTTTTGACAATTTATCCCTCTTTTCATGTTTATGTGTAATAAAGAAAGGGTGGTTTTATGAAATTGATTGCTCAAGTAAATGCATATATTCAATCTTTTGTATCCAAAGTTTTTAACTGATCTATCCGTTCTTTTCTCCAACTTTTTATAAGTACTAAAGCGACATTGTCTAATAGCATCCACCAAAATAGTAATTCTTTGATTGCTTCCATTTTAATTCACTCCCTTGCTTTTCCACTTTACATCCCTTATAATTAAGATGAATCTTTTTATAAGGGTTCGTGGTTTAGATGCTCGTTCAGTTTGCCGACCGTGGAGCATCTTTTTTTATGTGATACTTCTGCCACATAAGGCACTGCATCCTTTTACAAACGGTAAAATATTCACAGACGACCTCTGGTTTCCCTATTGTAATTTCTTGAGCAGGGCCATTAACATATGACGTGCTTTTGGTTATTGCAGGTTTGATTATCAATACCTGGTATGGACAACCTAAACATTCCTGCAGATACCTCACTTCAACTATTGATTCTGTGTCCACTCCTTCACTTCCTTTCCTGCTTGCGTTTCTTCCGAGGATCAAACACATCCTCACTGTAATATGTCTCATACCACGAGAGAGGTATTCTACGTTCATCGTAAAGCTCTACTTCACCGAATTCCCGCTCATACTGCGTTCGACATTTATGCTTGATATCACACGCTTTAGCATAACCAATATGATTCTCTGGATTACGTTCGTTGTGGATACGTTGAATATCCTTGGCTGTTACATATCTTGCGATAGGCATAATATCACCTCTTATGTATGCAGAATTTATTCACAAAATAAATTTGCCCTTTTCCCGTTACTTTTGTGGTTCGTGTTGTTCTAACACTTCCGTCTGGATTGTTGACTGTCCGCTCTTTGATTTCAAACAGTCCTCGTTCCATTGCTTTTTGTGTCGGCATATTGTAGTTATCTCCTTTGGTACAGAGATACTCGTTTTCTCGCATCCATGTAAATAACCTGTTTTGCCCGATATCGCATCCATTTTGTTTAATGAGCTTTGCCAACTGTCCTATGAGAATGCTGTCATGACTTGTTGATACTGCATCAGCAAATAATGCCTTAGGCTTCATTTCTTCATTTTCTATACGCAGTGTTTGTAATTCTCTTTGTGACATCTGCAATGCTCTTGCCATGACTTTCTGTGGACTGTTCCAGTCATTTTCCAGTTGAATGAAATACTGTCTTGCCTGTTTGCCTTTTTCGTTACGCTGAATCATGGCGATTTCTTTCGCCATTTCAATAGTAATCTGATAATCAGTAGCTGGTCGGCCTCCTGTACTTTCTTCCAAAAATGGAACAAAGTCTTTTGCTTCCTCAAATCCATATTCGCACATACGTCTGAACCATGTTGTGAAATTACTTTCGATCTCCAAGAATCCATGTAAATCTCTTGCCAGTACCGTTATACGGTCATTATCGCGTTGAATCTTTATTAACTCGTGCATAACTTCCCTCCTTTCTAGCATGCTTTTCCATGCGTAGGCGTTCTGCAATTTGCGACTTCTCGCCGGATTTGGCCATTTAAAAGCATGGCGATATCAAATTCCGAGTAATCATATCCGTTGTCCTGCAAAAATTTAATCAGCTTGCATACTCGTTCGTTACCATTCTGCTTGACGATTTCAAGGTATTCATTTGCTGTCATTTAATCACCTCCTTTGTGATTACAAGCACATTATATATCATCAATTTGGTAATGTCAACACATTATATAGATTTTTTTTGTGCTTGCAATCACATAACTAAACTGATATAATCAGAATATGGAAAGGAGGCTATATGAAAGAGAGAATAAAGTTACTTCGGAAAACGCTAGGACTTACGCAAAGTGAGTTTGGTGAAAAAATAGGTGCAACAAGAGATGCTATTGCAGCTTACGAACGTGGTGTTGCAGTAAAAGAACCTATCATCAAATTGATTTGCAAAGAGTTTAACGTCGATTACTTCTGGCTCACTGAGGGCGCAGACGTCGACATGTTCATGCGATTGCCGAGCACACTGATGGAGAAGTTATCAGAGCAGTACAATCTGAACAAAAAAAGCCAGATGGTTTTGAAAACCTATCTGGAAGCGCCGGATGATGAAAAAGAAGCAATCGAAAATTTTCTCACAACGTTGGCAGAAAATCTGCAAAAAGAAGGCAAGGAGTGATTTTCCTTGTCTTTTTTTATTACTGATTCAATTTTATCCATAGTAGTTCATAATACAATTCTCTCAATACTTTTAACGATTTCACTCCCCTCACCATTTTTACGATATGCCTTATGTAAAAATCTTCTGTTTCCATGATCTTTATCCTCCTATAAAATTGGTAATATTTTCTATAGCTATATTATATCGCAAAAAATATAAAATTGGTAACGCTGCCAATTATTTCTGTAGATGTCCAATAAATTGGACAGATACCCTATTTAAAATCGGACTCAAACAGGTCCGTTATTTTTATATGTAGCGCCTCCGCGATTTTTTCGAGCTGGTGTATCGTAGGCGATGTATTTTCGTTTTCATAGTTATTCAGAGTACTCTTAGTTATCCCTGTTAGCTTTGATAACTCCCGCAAAGATTTTTCTTTCTCTATACGCCGCTCATATATTAACAGTTTCATGACAGTATATTATATGCAAGTAAGTATTTTGTGATTCGTTTTTAAGTGATATAATATAATAAATAACATGGAGGGAAATGAAAATGAAAAAACTGTTCGCTGTATTTTTTAGCGTAGCAATGCTTTTTAGTGTAGGAGGTTGCGCGTCCGAACCTACGTTAGAGTCTGAACTAGGGAACAAGAATGTCGCAAAAATGATTGAGGATGCCAACAAGCAATTAGCCGATAACGGAATAAAGGATTTGAAGTTTAAATCTTATGATAAATCCTTTGAAAAAGTTGAATACGAAAAGGAAAATTTAAGCATACTCTATTTCCTAGAAAACGATGGATCAATTAATAAAATTAAAGTAAACGGTAAAGGGAGTGATGAATATGTCGATACTGTCAATGCAGTTTTAAAACTTGACTGCTTAGGGCTGACAGTAAATGACAACAACCAAATCGTTGGATATTTTAACGCAGGCAAAACTGAAGAAACAAACATTGACGGATATACCGTAAGTATGGATTCCGATTCATTCACTATCCACAACAAAACTGAGGAATCTTTATCAAAAGCTATTCC